ATGTTTTACAAAAGAGTCATGGACTTTTTTGGTGCTAAAGATGTAGAAATTAACTGGCCTAAGATTGAAACCGAAGCTTCACAAAGAATGATGCAGGCTCTTGCACTTGCTAGGGAGACTAATGCAATCTGGGATGACGAATACCGTGCTGCAGTTATTGAAACTCTAGACATTCCTAAACTTCACGAGGGCTTGCCACCAGTTGCTGGTCAGGAGCAGACAAATTCTGCAGTTCCTTCGCAAGGTAACTCAGGTGCAGTGGGCTCAATGCAGGACAATGCAAACGACCAGAGAGCAGCAGACAACGCACCTATTGCATAATACCTGTATGCTATAATAGTTTATGTAGGTTATAACTATACGGAGAATTTTATGAGCGTTGAACTAAGAGAAAATCTTGGTCTTACTTTCGAGCCCACCAAGGGCAACAAATGGAAAGTAAAAGTCATTGAGGCAGGTTGGGGTACCTCAGGTTATTACCCAGCTGAAATGCTTCGTGAGTACGGCCCCGCTGTATTTAAAAAGGGCACTAAAGTTTTTATGAACCACCCTTCAATTAATGAAGAGAATGACCGTCCAGAAAGAGACGTTGAAAAGTTGGCTGGAAAGCTAACTACCGACGCTTACTTTACAGAGAACGGTCTTGTAGCAGAAATCCAATTTTACTCTCACTACGCTCCTATTATCAAGGAGATGTACAAAGATGTAGGTTTGTCTATCCGTGCACTTGGCGAAGCCAGTATCGGAGAAGCAGAGGGTCGCGAAGGACCCATCATCGAAAGTTTGGTAGCAGATGAGCTAACAAGCGTAGATGTTGTAACCGTAGCTGGCGCAGGAGGAAAATTTATTTCTCTTCTTGAAAGCTACACCAGAAAAGATGCTGGTACCGAACAGGTAACAGAATCCTTATCGGAAGGAAATGGAATGTCCATTAGCAAGGAAGAATTTGACGCAGCGATTGCTGACCTCAAAGCTGCCTTCGTTGAGGCAATCTCGCCTGTTATCGAATCAGTTTCGATTTTGGCGGAAGCAGCAAAGTCTGTTGAAGAAGTAGAAGGTGAAGAGGAAACTCTTGACGCTATTGACCCAGTAGACATCGCTACTAAATTCAACGAATCAGGACTGCCTAAACTTGCCCTTCAGCGTGTAGCTGAGGTAATGAAGTCAGGTTCTGAAAAGTCCGTAGATGACCTAATCGACGACGAGAAAGCATACGTCGCAGCAGTTAGCGAATCTGTAACAACCCCTGCCGCCGCAGCTGACACTTATGGTGTTATCCACGAGGCATCAACAATTAGCCCAGTTGACGAGCTAGACGCAATTGTCTCTCGCATTGCTGGCAAGTAAAGTAAGGAATAAGTAAATGGCTCTTAATGAAATTTACAAGCATGCCGATGAGCTAGTCTTTCCTGTGCACACATCAGTTGACTCTGGTGACGTTGTTCAGGTTGGAGAAGTTGTTGGTGTTGCACAAGAAGACGCAGTAACTGGCGAAGATGGAAACACTTATTCCACTCTAAAGCTAAATGGTGCATTCGAGATTGCTATCAAAACTAACGACACATTTGACGTAGGGCAGTATGCCTACGGTGTTGCTGACGCAAGTAGCGGAATCATTCCAGAAGTACAGGAATCAGCAACTAGCGCTAAGCTAGTTGGACACGTCATCAAGAGTGCCGCTGGTTTTGCTGTCGTTCGTCTGGCTCAGAACTAAGGATAGGGAAAATGACTGAAAACACTACATCAAGACAGGTTGAAGCCGCTAAACTTCTCGAAGGTGCACTTCGTGGAAACCGCCGTGACAAACTAAAGCTACAAGAAGGTATTTCTACAAGCGACCTACCTATTCAGCTTGCACCAGTTATCAACAAGATTCTATTGCAGAACTACGCAGACACTCCAAAGGTCTGGGACCAGTTCGCAACACGTCTAGTTGTTGACGACTTCCGTAAGCAGCAGTACCTAAACCTTCGCTACGAAGATGCAGGTTACGACAACCAGGGAGACCAGTTCCGTGAGGGCTCACTTCCTACCGTTGGCGAGTATGACGAGTACCCAAGTGCTGGTTTCTTCTCAGTAACCGAAGCAGACTTCGCTGTTAAGAAGGCTGGACAGAGAGTACGTTTCTCATGGGAAGCTGTTGTTAACGACGGAAACATCTCACTACTAGAGCGTCTACCAATCGAGCTTGGCCTAAAGGCTGCTGGAAAAGAAGACGAAGAAGTTACCAAGCAGCTTGTTGCATCTAGTGGTCTAAACACCACTAACTTCAAGTCAGCTAACAACAACTTGTTCTCTGGCAACGGTGCTCTAACCCTAGAAAACTTAGAAAAGGCTATTCAGGCAGCAAACCTACAGCAGTACAACGGCAAGCTAATTCAGCCAGTAAGCAACTTTGCATTGGTAATCCCACGTGCGCTTGAGCTTACTGCTAGAAAGATTCTTGCGGTTCAGACTGTTGAAACTTCAGCTACTGTTGGCTCAATTCTAACCAAGACAATCACTGGAAACCCAATTGGTTCTCAGGTTTCAATCGTTGTAAACGACTGGATTACAAAGATTAACTCTGGCGCAGGTGCTTACTGGTTCCTAATCCCAGTACCATCGGCCACTCTTAACCCAAGCGTTGTTCTTGGATTCCTTCGAGGATTTGAGGCTCCTGAGCTTCGTGTTAAGTCTGCTGCTGGAGTTGCACTTGGTGGAGGAGACATTCCTGAGAACTATGGTTCATTTGACAATGACGACTGGCAGATGAGAATCCGCCACATTGCAACTGGTGGATTCTTTGTTCCTGCAGGTACAATTGCCTCAACTGGAGCGGGTTCCTAAGAACTAAGCTAAAAAGACTGGCCCCTCTTTGGAGGGGCTTTTCTTTTGCCCACAACTGTGCTATAATGGTACCTATAATTTAATAAGGCATAATTACAAGAAGACCAGTACTAAGGAAACGAAAGGTGGTCCAATGAAAAAGCTTGCATTAATAACAGCAATGACACTAACCCTAACAACTTGTGGGGCATCATCAAATGCAATAACACGGATAGAAGCACAAATAGAGGAGCCTGAGCATATATCTTTAATAGATATGATTGTTCAAACCAAACAAGCCCAGACGCTACTTGAAGAACAAGTTCAGCAGTTTGAGGCAGCCCAGCTTAGGGCAGAGCAAATGCAAATAAGAATAAAGCAACTTAAAAAATACGTTAGCAATACTTGGTATGTGTTTTCTGGTTCAACACCAGACGGCTGGGATTGCTCTGGCCTTGTGCTTTGGTTTTACAAAGACTTTAACCTAGAACTAGAACACTCAGCAACTAAGCAAAAGTTTTCTGGTAAGTTTACAGATGCCCCGCTTCCTGGTGATGTAGTTTCTTTTTCACAGCCTGGAACCGAGATGGCTTACCACAATGGAATATACATTGGCAATGATTTGTTTATACACTCTCCAAGGGTTGGAAGACAAACCAAGATGAGTTCCGTAAAAGATTATGCTGGGAAACACTCTAAAATTTCTTACACAAGGTTGATTTTTTAGACAATGTTATAATGGTTCTCCAACCAAAATTAAAACTAAAACATTAAAGGAGAACCTGAAATTTTTTCATTCAAAATAACTGAAGATTTCGTAAATGATTACCGTACAAAAAAAGCACCTTTTGGCTATAAAGATGTAGCTGGCAACTCTGTGGGTGAGATTACATTCTTGAGAACTTACTCACGACTTAAAGAAGATGGCACCAAGGAAACTTGGGTTGATGTTTGTCAGCGTGTAATTAACGGAATGTATTCACTGCAGAAGGACCATGCAAAGCAGAACCGCTTGCCGTGGAATGATAGCAAAGCACAGGCATCTGCCAAAGAAGCATTTTCTCGTTTGTTTGAATTGAAGTGGACACCTCCAGGCCGTGGTCTTTGGGTAATGGGAACTGACATTGTTAATGTACAGAAGAACTCAGCAGCACTTCAGAACTGTGCCTTTGTTTCTACAAATGAAATGACTAAAGCAAACCCAGGAAAGCCATTTGCTTTTTTAATGGAAGCATCCATGCTTGGTGTTGGAGTTGGCTTTGATGACAAGGGTGCTGACAAGGGCTTTGAAATTTACGAGCCAAAAGAGTTTAGCGAATATGTAATTCCAGATACCCGTGAGGGCTGGCAAGAATCTACAGTTGCTTTAATTAACTCTTACCTAAAGCCAGACCAGCCTATCTGGGTATTTAACTACGAAGAGATTCGTCCCTATGGTACACCAATTAAAACCTTTGGTGGAACTGCATCTGGACCAGACCCGCTATTTAAACTACATGGTCAAATCAGAAACCTATTTCAGGGACGTGCTGGTCAGAAGGTAACTCGCAGAGACCTTGCGGATATTGGAAATATGATTGGTGTTTGTGTTGTATCTGGAAACGTCCGTCGTTCTGCAGAGCTTTTGATTGGTCGCATTGACGATGAAGAGTTTTTAAATTTAAAAAACGCAGAAAAGTTTCCAGATAGAAACAGTTATGACCCAGAGTCTCCAGGCTGGGCATGGATGTCTAACAACTCTGTTGAGGTTTCAGTCGGCACAGACTTTACTGGCATTGTAGACCACATTGCACATAACGGTGAGCCTGGGGTTATCTGGATGGACATGAGCCGTAAGTACGGAAGGCTTGCTGACCCAGCTAACAACAAAGACCACAGGGTTGCAGGCTATAACCCCTGTGCTGAACAAAGCCTTGAAAGCTTTGAAATGTGCACACTGGTTGAGACTTACCTAAACCGTCACGATTCTTTAGAGGACTACAAGCGTACTTTAAAGTTTGCTTACCTGTATGCAAAGACAGTAACACTACTTCCCACCCACTGGGAAGAGACTAACGCAATCATGCAGCGCAACCGTCGCATTGGAACTTCCATGTCAGGCATTGCTAACTTTGCTGACGTTCAAGGCTTAACTGCTTTAATTGACTGGATGGATGAGGGTTACAAGACTGTAAAACGCTACGACCAAAGCTATTCAGAATGGCTTGGTATTCGTGAGTCAATTAAAACTACAACGGTAAAGCCATCTGGTACTGTGTCAATCCTAGCTGGAGAATCTCCTGGGGTTCATTGGACTCCAGGAGGTAAGTACTTTCTTCGTGCAATTCGCTTTAGCAATACCGACCCAATGTTGCCATTGTTTAAGATGGCTAATTACAAAGTTGAGCCAGCAAGTGAATCACCAAAAACAACCAGCGTTGTTTTCTTTCCAATTATGTCGGCTGCTGAACGTGCTGAAAAAGATGTTTCAATTTACGAAAAGATGGCACTGGCTGCAACCGCACAGAAGTGGTGGTCTGATAACTCGGTCTCAGTTACAATTAGCTTTAACCCCGAAACAGAATCTAAAGATGTTGGCAGCGTGCTTCATATGTACGACGGTCAGCTAAAAACCGTTAGCTTCTTGCCATCTGGAAACCACACTTACCCGCAGATGCCTTACACTCAAATTACAGAGGAAGAATACAACAAATATGGAATGCAACTATTTCCTATTGACCTAGCTGGTGTTTACGCTGGAATGGCTGCTGATGCAATTGGAGATTCCTACTGCACCACAGACGCTTGTGAGGTTAAGTTTGTTGTGGAGAATAATAAGTAATATGTGATAGAATAGCACTACATGATGTACCTCCTTTCATCATGTGTGTGTTGCGAGAATCGCCCTGTTGAGTTTTGACTCCAGGGCGATTTTCATTACAATGACTGATAGAATAGAAACACCATGATTATCTTTCCACCAAATAATTTACCTAATCAATCACGCGAATGGGCGGAAACGGTTGAAGGGGAAATTGAGCGTCTTGACAAAAAGAAGTCAGGCGGAGGTTCTGGAGGCGACGGAGAAGCTGGACCACAGGGTACTCAGGGCCCAGCTGGTGAGCAGGGGGCTCAAGGAGAAACTGGTCTTCAGGGTGAGGCTGGTGTTGATGGAATAGATGGCACTGACGGAGCACAGGGCGTTCAAGGAGCAACTGGAGAGCAAGGTTCTCAAGGCCAACAAGGTATTCAGGGTGAAGACGGCGTAGAGGGCTTACAGGGCGAAACAGGACTACAGGGTGAAGTTGGTCCACAGGGCATTCAGGGCGAGACTGGAGTTGCTGGTGAGAACGGTTTACAAGGAATCCAAGGCGAAACAGGTCCTGCGGGTGCTAAGGGCGATACAGGCGAACAAGGGCTACAAGGTGATGTTGGTCCGAAAGGTGACACTGGAGATACTGGACCAGCGGGGGCTACGGGCTCTCAGGGAGAACAGGGCACTCAAGGTTACAATGGTTTTTCTGCTTATCAAGTTGCTGTTATTGATGGGTTTACGGGCACAGAAGCGCAGTGGCTTGAATCCT